TACACAGCTTGCATATGATTTAGGCAAGCTCACCCACCTTCAAGAATACGGAGTCGACCTGAGTCGAATTTAGTTATGGCACTATACTTACACGCAGATGAATCTGTTATTTACCCCGAAGAAAGCGGACAAAGATATTTAGATGAATTCGGAGTTGAATGGGTTGCAAAAGTAGGAGATGTAATGGTTCCTCACTGGGCGTTAATGCCGGGACAGCAATACGAATATATTGCAAAAAATAAAAGTGATTGGCATATTGATACTCAAAAAGAGTTATTAGAACTAATCCCGGGTAGTAGTGAGGAAGTAAGATTTGTTATAGACGATACTATACGAATTGCAGATATTTATTCTCCAGAAAAAAAGTTAGTTGTAGAAGTACAAAAGTCGTCTATGGACGCAAAAGAAATGAAAGCTCGGGTTGACTTTCATAAAGCAGAAAGTAGAAATGTTATATGGATTTTTCACAAGGATAGACTAGGACGCCTGTGCGATGATAGTATATATCTGCCTCAGTATGAGGGGCCTCCTTCGTGGCGTGAGTATGGCTGGGTAAAGTCAGCTAAAGGAGTAAGAGAGGGTAGATATAGTGAAGAGGAGCGAAAAACTTTTTGGAGAGGGCTGTACAGAGACTACGACGAATGGGATGTAGAAGTTAGTTCGGGACGAGCATATGTTCGAGAAACTCGCCCTCCAATAATTTACAAATTTAAAACAAGAAACCAAAATCCTCCACTTTTAGAGCTGGCTGAGCCTTCGTTCCCGAATAAAATACAAGGACGGGTAATATTGATTAGAGCAGTAAGATTTCCTGCTTTTGTGCATGAAGACCTACAAAATGTAATAGTAGAATTATACCCTCACATATTTGTAAAAGTAGTTGCAGTGTGGGATTTGAACGAAAACGATCCCGAGCAGAAGTTGAAATTTAATTACATTAAAGACGTTTATAATATGCCCAGAGTTAGAAACTTTAGGAGAATATTAGGAGTAAAAGTCTACTCCTCTTTAGAAGAAGCACTTAAAACTTGCAGTTATTATAACTGCTAACTAAAAATACTTCTTGACTTTTCTTTCATATACAGGTATAATATTTGTATGAAAAGTCGAGGAAACCAATGAGCGACCGATTTTATATACAACAACTAACGGCTACAGGAAATTGTCCTGGGGCTACTATTTCACAACAAAGAAGGAAAAGAAAAATGGCATGGGATGATGAAAAGAAAGCAGCAGTAATTGAAGCTTACGAAGCCGCTGACCCAACTCCAGAAAACAGTATGGAAATCGTCAAAGACATTGCAGAAGAGCATGAAGAGTCTCCTAACGGTGTTCGTATGATTCTTACAAAAGCCGGTGTATATGTAAAGAAAGCCCCCGCTTCTGGTGGCAGCAAAGCTTCCGCGAGTGGTGGTAGTAGCGGCGGGCGAGTATCAAAAGCTGCTGCTATCGAAAGTTTATCTGCTGCAATCTCTGATGCAGGTCAAGAAGTTGACCAAGAGATTCTTGATAAGTTGACAGGTAAAGCAGCAATGTACTTCACAGCGGTACTTACAGCAGTAAATAGTTAATTCCAGGGGCTTATTGCCCCTCCCCCCTTTCCTTAGACGTTGGACAGTAAAAGATTTTACTAACCTGCTAACCTAAGGAGTATGTGTGAAAAAAGAAGAACTAGCAGACCTTGTAAATTTATACGGTGATGCCGTAATTACCTACAGAAGTGAAAATAGTAATAAACTAAAGTACAATGTTTGCACGTTGGACTTTTCTACGCCTTATATTCAGGGTAAAAAGAACCGTGCAAAACCAACCCCTGAGACTTTATTGCTATTTTGTTGGGACACAGACTCTTTTAGGCTACTAAAGCCAAAAAATGTAACGAGTGTGGTTCCCTTAGCTTCTATTTTAAAAAACGGGGGCTAGCATGGAACTATATGCATCTCCTCCAGAATACCAACGAATTATTCATCATGACGAAGCTAAAGAGCTACAAGTACGTTTAACTGTTAGCACCTTTAGAGGAATAGAATACTTACATCTTCGTAAGTACTTTTTAAGTTTTGATGAAGAATGGTGCCCCACCCCTGATGGTCTTGCTTTTCCTCTTGATTTTAATAATAGTCGAGAGCTCTTTGCGGGCTTAGTTGAGATACTAAGTCTTGCAGAAAGTAAAGAAATTATAGAAGAGCACTTTTCTGACCTTTTAAAGGACCTCTATATAAAATAGTTCTTGACTTTTCTTTCTTTTATCTGTATAATATATGGTCTGAGTGAGGAAATATATGAAAGATTTTTTTGAGAAATGCGAAGCGACTTACTTCTCTGGCTACCCGATAATCTCGGACGAAGAGTATGATGCGCTTGTATCAAAGTGGAAACATCAAGCAGTAGGCCATATCGTTACCGACGGTGTGCCTCACTTATATAAGATGTATTCACTACAAAAATATTTTGAATTAGCTGACGCCCCCAATACTACGGAGTACGTATGCACTCCGAAGCTAGACGGGGCGGCGGTGTCTTTACTATATGTAAACGGACACTTCGCACTTGGATTGACACGAGGCGATGGTAATCTAGGCCGAGACATTACCCTAAAACTAGAAAGCCTAGTACCTCAGACCATTCCTATGGAAGGTCAGATACAGATTACTGGTGAAATAGTTTTGCCCTCGTCCGTCACCAATGCTCGCAATGTTGCAGCGGGGTTATTAAACGTCAAAGACATAAAAGAGTTTCGAGAGCGATCTCAAGACTTGATCTTTGTAGCTTATGACCTCCAGTATGAGGGTGACTACTCAGACTATAAAGCAGCAATGTTTGCATTGGCCCATGAAGGCTTCAATGTCGTGACAGACTTCGACGCTACTAACTATCCTACGGACGGTTTAGTATATCGCTTGCGCGATCAGAGAGCCTTTAAAAAAATGGGACATACAGCTCACCACCCTCGCGGCGCTTTTGCTCTCAAGGAGCAGAAAGAGGGGAGCATCACAGAATTGCTCGATGTTGTGTGGCAAGTTGGTAAGTCGGGCGTAGTCAGTCCGGTTGCTATTCTTTGTCCAGTCGAAGTAGAAGGAGCCACTGTGGGCAGGGCTACTCTACACAATATCGAGTACATTCGCTCTTTGGACCTGGAAATTGGTTGCAAAGTAGAGGTAATACGTAGTGGGGATATTATTCCGCGAATCGTTCGCAGAGTAGACATCCCAAAAAATAGTTCTTGACTTTTACCTCAGTTTTTCGTATAATATATTTTACATTTTCGGAGAAGTTTAAATGCTAAGAGAAATCGTGCCACCAACGGAATGTCCTTCCTGTGGTACTGAGCTTACTGCTGTCAATGATTTGTTCTACTGTTACAGTACTAGCTGTTCAGCACAGTCTCAGAAGAAAATCGAGCATTTTGCAAAGACTCTGAAGATTAAAGGGCTTGGCCCCGCAACAATAGAGAAGCTAGAAATAGAGGACTTCGATCAAGTCTATCTATATGATGAGTTTTTACTCTGTGAAAAGCTGGGCGAGAAGCTCGGTAAAAAGCTACACGCAGAGATTCAAAACTCTATTTCTGCTCCTCTTGATTTGGTATTACCTGCTTTTGGTATTCCACTGATCGGAAAAACGGCAACGAAGAAGCTGTCTGAGACTGTTAAAGATATTACTGAAATTACTACAGACACTTGTGAGCGTGCCGGATTAGGCCCAAAAGCAACCGAGAATCTATGTGACTGGTTGAATGAGGAGTTCTATTGTTTTTACGATGGGTGTCTTCCATTTGATATGAAGTTTACACCTCTTGGCGCATCGCCGGTACCCATGGATAGAGGCGTTGTCTGTATAACCGGAAAGCTTAAGAGTTTTAAGACCAAGGCCCAAGCAGGCACAGCACTCGTTAATCTTGGTTATAAAGTAAAAACGAGTCTAACTAAAGATGTAACAATTCTCGTTAATGAAAGCGGTATTGAATCAGCAAAAACTAAACAGGCCAGAGAATCTGGCGTTGAAATAATTACGGATTTACAATCCTATTTGGAGAAAAAATATGGCACTTCCTAAGTGGACTGATGAGCGTACCGAAGCGCTCACAAATTTTGTCGGAGCTGAAAGCCCCGTATCCCAGGCTACTGTTGCAGACGCAGCAGATGAGCTTGACACCTCTGCACGTTCTGTCTCTAGCAAACTGCGAAAGATGGGATTTGATGTAGAGCTTGCTTCTGCTGCTGCAGGCAAGTCTTTTTCTGAAGACCAAGAAGCTACTCTACGCTCCTTTGTTACTGATAACTCAGGAGAGTACACCTATGCTCAAATTGCTGAGCATTTTGAAGGCGGAAACTTCTCACCTAAATCTATTCAGGGCAAAATCCTGAGTATGGAGCTTACTGACCATGTTAAGCCTGCTCCCAAGGTAGAGAGTGTTCGCACCTACACCCCTGAAGAAGAGAGCACATTTATCTCTATGGTAAATGACGGTGCTTTTGTTGAGGCTATCGCCGATGCACTGGGCCGTACTGTCAACAGTATTCGTGGTAAGGCACTAAGCCTTCTCCGCTCTGGTGATATTGCTGCTATTCCTCGACAAGAGACTACAAAAGGCCCAGCCAACGCTGATCCTTTGGCAGGAGTAGACGTAGCGTCTATGACTGTAGAGGCTATTGCTGAAGCTATTGGCAAAACTGCGCGTGGTGTTAAAACCATGCTTACTCGTCGCGGTCTGACTGCGTCTGATTATGATGGTGCTGCTAAAGCTGCTAAGTCTCAGTAATCTTTTTATGTTGTAGGCGGCTGGCCTCTATTTGGGGCCAGTCTTTTTATGTTCGGGGGAACAATTGAATATTTCCAGTGCTTTAATAAAGCAGTGTATTGCTGTGGGAGACTTTGAAACGTGGAGTTATCTGCGTAAAGAGTACCTTCCTGGCGAGTATCACCTGCTCTTTGAGGCCATTGATAATCATTGTGAGAAATTTCATGAGTTCCCTTCATTTAATGATTTAAAGTTAAGTATAAGACACCCTTCTACTAAAGATAAGGTGTATGCAGTAGAGTCTATTGATGTAGACATTGAGCCTGCTACTTTACTTGAGTATCTAAAAAATGAGTATGCTCAGAAAGAGATTTTAAATTCTCTTGATAAGTATATCGACAATTCTGTATTGTTTGCAAGTGCAGATGAATCAGTCCAAGAGCTACATCAGATAGTTCTGGATATTGAGGATAAAGTTGATCTTGAGCTTCCCCAGGAAAGTATGCAGCGCATACATCTTATGGAGCCTGAAGAAGAGCTTGCCAAGCATATTGGCCTTGGATTAAATTCTATTTATGACGAGGGTATCACGTTTAGTCCAAAAGATTTAATTCTTGTGGGAGGTAAACGTGGCTCAGGCAAGTCTATTACTTGTGCCAATGTTGCAAACAATATATTTCAGTCTGGCCGTTCAGCTATTTATTTTACTATTGAAATGGATAGTCGAGCAATATTGCAACGATGTTGTTCGATCTCAACTGGAATTCCCTTTTCTAGCATTCGCAACGGAAACTTGACGAATATAGAGTGGGAAAAAGTAGCTTGGTGGCAAGCAAGTCGTTTTGTCAACGGACAAGAGCGTCTTCTAGAATACAAGAAAAGCACTAGCCGAGATTATAATGAGTTTCACCGTAGTCTAACTACACAGCATGAGCTTCTCCCGACTCAACAGTTGGATGTTGTCTACGATCCTAGCCTTACTATCGCAAAGATACGTGCAGAGCTAGATAAGAAAGTCTCTAAAATTGGTGCAAGTGTTATTATTGTAGACTATATAAACCAAGTTAAACGCTCTAATATTCCTTCCAGAGGAGGCCAGTATGACTGGACGGAGCAGATTGAAGTTAGTAAAGCTTTAAAGTCCATGGCTCAAGAGTATGATTGTGCTGTTTTTTCTCCGTATCAAACAGACGCAACAGGAGAAGCTAGATTTGCTAAAGGTATCTTGGATGCCGCAGATGCAGCTTACTCTCTCGAGACTTGGGATCAAGAGGATCAGTGTATTACGTTTAATTGTGTTAAGATGCGCTCAGCGAGTATGAAACATTTTACTTCCACTATGAATTGGGAGACCTTGAAGATAGGGCCGGAAACGGCTCTAACTCCTAAAGAGCGTGAGGAGTCTTCCCACAAATCAGACGAAGAAATTCACGACCTCTGATAAAAATAATGCTTGACACTCCCATCGATTTCGTGTATAATATATGCTTAATCATGGGAGTTTTTACTTATGGGGATGATTTATGGATCTTTACGCCACACTACCAGCGGTAGAAAGAAAAAAAGTATTAGAAGAAAAGCTAAGGCTATCAAAGTTGGGGGTATACATGCATCTGAGCGACATAGTTTCCGCCGGTGTACCGATGACTACCCTTCGCGTCCCGACACAGCTGGAGTTGCCGCTAGAGTGGACCCACCACGTTACACAGGAACCCTTGTTAAAGGTATCGGAACCATGCACAAGTCAAATGCAGTCCCCGTTATTAACGAAGAAGAGATGAAAGATTTAGCGAGGATGAGACGGTAATGCACGACGCACTTATAGAACATTGGAATAGTAGAGATACGTGCCCTAACTGCGGGGAGCACCTGCAGGGGGACGGATATAGTAATGGTAATCCTGTGCGATGCCCTAATGCTTTAGAGGAGGACTGGTGGTACAGCGAACCAGATAGCGGTCCTTGGTTTTGCAGTATTGATGAATATTTAGAATATGACGGCCAACCTGATGAGGCTCAGGAGTGGCATGACTTTGATCCGGATTGCTAATGAACGTAGAAGATATACTCAAGTCTAGAAATATACCTTACTTACCTCGAGGCAAGGACTTTGAGATAAGCTGTTTAAATCCAGAACACCCTGATCGTAATCCCAGTATGCGAATAGACCAAGTAACTGGTATATTTAATTGTTTTTCTTGCGAGTACAAAGGAAATTTATTTACTCATTTTGGCGAAAAAGCCAATCGCATGGAAATACAGAGGCAGATGCTCAAGAAAAAAATTAAAAAAGTGCGAGAAGAGTCAACAGGTATAGAAATGCCTAAAGACGCTGTGCCGTATATAGGTAGTTGGAGAGATGTTCGACCAGAGACATATAAAAAATTTGGGGCGTTTCTTAGCTCTGCAAAAGAGTTTACAGGTAGAGTATGTTTTCCCATAAAAGATAGAACAGGTAAAGTAGTAGCAATTCAAGCCAGAACACAGACAAGTCAAATACCGAAGTATTACAATGCTCCACTCGGGGCTAAAATGCCTCTCTACCCTATAGTCACACCTATACAAAATAGTGTGGTTCTGGTTGAGGGCATATTTGACGTACTCAATCTACACGATAAAGGTATTTCAAATGCTATATGTTGTTTCGGGGTAAAAAACTTTAATGAAGAAAAGCTAGAAGTATTGATTGTTCAAGGTGTTACAAACATTGACATATTTTTGGATAATGATGAAGCAGGCCAGCAAGGGGCCGAAAAGATAAAAGAGCTGTGCGAGAAATTTAGTCTCACTACCCGTATCATAAAGTTTGGTGATAAGTATTTAGATGCGGGAGCACTGTCTCAGTCTCAAGTTGATAAGTTATGGAGTAAATTATATGCCTAAAGTTGCATTAGTAGAAACCAAGCCCAGTAAAACAAATTTTTCTCAAGAGTTCGATGGGGCTTTTGAGTTTGATCAGTACCAATTATGTTCTGATCCTTCAATTAAAAAAGTATTAAAGCGTGATTGTGACATAGATATGGACCCTGCTCAATATGATTGGGTAGTGCTTGTAGGGTCGGATGCTTTAAAATACTTTACAAAAATTAATTCAGTAACAGAGTATTCTGGAAAAAAAGTAGAAGGTAAATATTTGCCGGTAATTAATCCTGCAATGCTTACATTTAAGCCAGAGGCTAAAAAAACGTGGGAAGACTCTAAAGAAAATATTAAAAAATACATCTCAGGAGAAATCGAAGATGTAGTAATAGATGAGCAAATTGCTTGGGGAATCCAAGAGACGGAGAAGGCTAATGATTTTATTCGGGCTGCCATTAAGGAAGAATGTGGATACATTGCGCTCGATTCTGAGACAACTGGGCTATACCCTCGTGACGGTTATATGCTTGGGATTAGTCTTAGTTATTGTGGTAAGTTCGGCGCTTATATTGACACCGATTGTTTTGATGATGAAACTGAGCAATTACTACAAGCACTTTTCGATAAGAAAATAGTAGTTTTTCATAACGCTAAGTTCGATATGGCATTCTTTGAGTATCATTTTGGATTTAGATTTCCTCAGTTCGAAGACACTATGCTGCTGCATTATCTTATAGATGAGAATCCCGGGGGTCATGGACTAAAGCCTTTATCGCTAAAGTTCACTCCCTATGGAGATTATGAAAAGCCAATGTATGATTGGATTGACCAGTATCGAAAAGAGCACGGCATACTTAAAGCAGATTTTCAGTGGGGCAGTATTCCCTTTGATGTAATGAAAACGTATGCTGCGATGGATGCTGTATGTACCTTTTTATTGTATGAAAAATTTATTAAGATTAAAAAGAATACAAAGCTCCTTTCTGTGTACGAAAATATCTTAATTCCTGGAACTAGATTTCTTACGGATATTCAGGATAATGGAGTACCTTTTAATAAGAAAAGACTTTATCTAGCACAGGATGCGATGCAAACAGACATTGATAATGCTATTGCAGACCTATACAAAAACAGTAAAATACGGAGGTTTGAAGAGTTAAATGGAAAACCTTTTAATCCAAATAGCACTGTGCAGTTGCGCACTTTATTATTTGATCACTTGGGCCTTAGACCAACTGGAAAGAAAACAGGTACGGGCGCAGATTCTACTGATGCGGAAGTGCTCAATGAACTCTCACTTCAAAGCGATGTACCAAAACTCATCTTGGATATACGACAAAAATCTAAAATCAAAAATACTTATCTTGACAAGATTATACCTCAGCTGGATAGAGACTCTCGTCTTCGTACTGGGTTTAACCTTCACAGTACTACTAGTGGCCGTCTTAGCTCTAGTGGTAAACTTAATATGCAGCAACTTCCTAGGGATAATCCTACTGTAAAAGGCTGTATCAAAGCCGCTCCTGGGCACAAGATTGTTGCAATGGATTTAACTACCGCAGAGGTATATGTAGCCGCAGTGTTAGCAGAAGATAAAGCACTCATGGAAGTTTTTAGCTCGGGGGGCAACTTCCACAGTACTATTGCCCATAAAGTTTTTAGACTTCCATGCGCTGTTGAAGAGGTAGCAGAACTATACTCTGATAGGAGACAGGCAGCAAAAGCTGTTACTTTTGGTATTATGTATGGCGCAGGCCCTGCAAAAATTAGTGAACAAGTAACAAAAGACAGTGGAAAATATTTCTCAAAACATGAGGCTACAGAAGTTATCAATGAATACTTTGAAGCATTTCATCGCTTAAAATCTTGGATTGAAGATAGGCAGAAGTTTATTGAACAAAATGGGTTTGTTTACAGCTTCTTTGGCAGAAAAAGGAGATTACCTAATGTCGAGAGCTCAGATAAGGGCATCAAGAGCCATAGCATTCGCTCTGGTCTTAACTTTTTGGTACAGTCTGCTGCTAGTGATATTAACCTTCTTGGGGCAATAGACATGGGGGACTTTATCAAAAGTCAA